GGTGCTGGCATGGGGCTCTGTCAGCATGACTTAATTGCGTTTCACGATATTGTAAACCGCACCCCCATGCGATTAGTTAAAACCATTCATATGGAATTTGGCTACGACATTCGCAAGCTGGTGCACACCGATTTGTCTGATGACCCGCTTATTAGTTTCATATTCTGTCGCTTGCACTATCGTTTGCGACCAGAGTTAATCCCCGCAACGCTTCGTGGTCGCGCTGAGTACTGGAAACAGTTTTACAACTCCATGGCAGGTAAAGGCACGGTTAGGCATTACCAAGATAACGCTAATACATACCTGTACAGCTTGTCGCCCGAAGACATTAGGGTGACACCATGCCCGTAAGCAAATTCAACCAAGAATGGTTTAACACAGGTCGCCGTGCTCGTTTCAAAGCCGAAAAAGTAGCGAGACTTTCAGGAGCCCTTACAGTACTGCCTGAAAGCAGCTATCGCGCTACTGCCCATCAGTATTGGCGACATGGCTGGAATAGTGTGACGCGTCAAGAGCTGGAAGCTTACCTAAACAATGGTGAGACACCTCAGCGTCTGAATGCCGAGCAACACATCACTCAAATACGTCAACAACTTGGAGCACATGCTTAATGTCTTTATTAGCCACTGCAGGAATTTCAGCCCTCATTAAATATGGTCCGTCACTGATTCGCCTCTTTGGTGAGCGTAAAGGTGGTGCGACGGAAAAGGTAGCGCACACCATTGCCAATGTCGTAGAAGCAGTTAACGGCGACACATCGCCTAGTAGCGTAGCCAAGGTAAAGGCCACCGTAGACAGCTTGCCGCCAGAAGTTGTAGGTGAAATTGAGCTAGGGCTAGCACAAATTGAAGCCGAGCGAGAGAAAGCTAGGCTAACTCATGATTTGGGGATGCATACTCAGCAGCAAGAAACCCTGCGTTCGGGCAAAGAAATTAAAACATTTCGCCCTGAAATTGCCTTGCGACACAGCTGGTTCACAGCCGCGTATATCTTTGTAATGGAATTGCTCAATGCGTTTGATCATGGAGACGGTGCCAACTGGGAGATAGCGCTACTTATCGCGTCGCCAGTGCTCGCTTGGTTTGGCTTTAGAACATGGGATAAGTTCAGCAAGCAGGGAGCCAGCTGATGGATGCAGCGGATATGGCAGATAAAGCCAGCGCCCCTTTTAAACGGATGGCCACGCGCTTTCAGCCTATTCAGGTGACACCAACATCACCCATTAAAACTGATGAGCATGGCGCACCTTTATGCGTGCGCTGTGATGCTGACATAACTCAACGCCGCAGAATAATAGTCAATGCTCAGCGCTGCGCCGATTGCCAACAAGATGTAGAGAACGGGAATCGATAGTATGGAACAGGTCTTTAGCCACCTAAATGACAACTGGAAAGTTTACTCTTTCTTTGGCGCAGTATTAGCTATGGCTGGACTGTACTGGCTGAGTAAGTACTTCGCTACGAAAAAAGAGCTTGAGGCACATGTCATCAGCCAAGAAGAACGCTTCAAACTAAACGAACTGAAGTTTAAAGACCATCAAATAGAGCACTACAAGCTACGCGACAAGGTGCATGAAATTGACAGCCACGTTAAGCACCTTCCAAGTGCCGGAGAAAGCGCCGCCCTTCGAGAAGAAATAGCCCGTTTAAATGGACGATTAGAAGGCATGGAACCCTTGTTTAAACAGGTGTTAAACAACGTAAACATACTTTTTGAAAACGAGTTGCGCGGAGACAAGAACTAATGGCAATCGCAATTATAGTAAACGAACACGAGCGCTTAAGCATTTTGCACTGCCTAGCAGCAATGGATGACTACGCCGCGAATAACAGCATTATTCAAAGCATATGTGCACAGTACGGCAACACAATGACCATCGATAAGCTAGGCACTCAGCTTCATTGGTTAAAAGAGCAAGGCTTAGTCACATTGGACCATCATGAGAGTTACACCATAGCCCGCATTACACAGCGCGGCCTAGACGTTGAACGAGGCCTTGCCACCACACCAGGTGTTAAGCGCCCAGGACCGAGGTAGCAACGTAAATGAAATTTACAATTAAAATCTGGCGTCAAACCGAACAATATCAGTGGGGATTCGCTCACGGGGTTGTTACAGGTGTGTGCTTATGGGCGATATCTTCAGGACTTGTTTTACTTCTAATCTAAGAGTAAAGGGATCGAAAATGGCTAAACGCAAAGTAGCAACAAAAGCAGAAAAAGACATGATTGCTCGTTTTGTTTATGCATTCATCATTTCAGAAATTGGCAAAGATGTTATTGCAAAGCAATATCCTGAGCACGCTAAATCATATTATGAGTATATGCGTAAGGAGTTTCCTGAAGGTTTTAGGCTATTAGATGAATTCCATAAAGCTGTGCCACGCATGCGCAAACAAGTGCTCAAGGAATTTCAAGAGCATAAGGATGACGAAAACGCATGAGTGATAAGCGCACCCGTGGCAAGCCCAGCAAAATAGACCAGCTTCCCGACGACATAAAGTCTGAGCTGATTGAGCTATTGCGCGATAAATCCGTTACGCAAACCGAAGTGCTTGAGCGGGTTAACACCCTAATACGTGACGCAGGCTTACCCGAAGAAGAACATATCTCACGTAGCGGCCTTAACCGCTATGCCACGCGCATGGCCACAGTGGGCAGTCGCATTCAGGAAGCCCGCGAAGTGTCAAAACAATGGGTAGACCAGCTAGGCGGCAAGCCTACAGGCGAAGTATCGAAAGTGCTTATTGAGATGGTTCGTACCCTAGCGTTCGACCAAGTGCTAAAACTGTCTGAGTCTGGTGAGGCGGTTCCCCCAAAATTCATTAAAGAACTTGCCGTTGGAGTAGAAAAACTTGAGAAAGCCGCTACTGAAAGTACCAAGCGTGAAAAAGAAATCCGCAAGGCCATGGCGGAGGAAGCCGCAGAGCGTGCCGCAGAGGTAGCCAAAGCAGCGGGATTAACTGCAGATGGTGCTGCGCAAATCAAGCGTGAGATTTTGGGGATTGCCTAATGAAGCTACCACCAAAGCCCGCCACTACGCCCAAGGAAATTAGGCCAAGCAAAACGCAATATCAAAAAGCCATTGAACAATGCGACAGGCTTGAAACGCGGTTCGGCCTTCCTACCTTCATTCCCTTCGATGAGAACGAACTTTTACTTGGGTACCAGAAACGCTGGGTAGCCGATGACTCACCGCTGAAGATTGCTGAGAAGTCCCGTCGAACCGGTATCACGTGGGCCGAAGCGTCAGACGCTGTGCTTACCGCCAGTAGAACCAAAAGCGCTCACGGTACCAATCACTTCTATGTGGGCTCGAACAAGGAAATGGCCCGCGAGTTCATTGATGCCGCTGCCATGTGGGCAAAAGCCTTTGACAAGGCTGCAGGTGACATAGAAGAAGAGCTGTTCATTGATGACGGCCAAGAAGGCAAAGAAATTCTTACCTTCGTTATTCATTTTGCCAGTGGTTTTAAAATACAAGCGCTGAGCTCGAAGCCGTCTAACCTGCGTGGTATGCAGGGTAACGTCACCATTGATGAAGCCGCCTTTCACGACCAGTTAGCCGAAGTACTCAAGGCTGCACTAGCCCTTACCATGTGGGGCGCAAAAGTGCGTCTTATCAGCACCCACAACGGTGCAGAGAACCTATTTAACCAGCTAATACAAGACAGCCGAGCAGGGAAAAAGCGTTACAGCATTCATCGTATTACGCTGGATGACGCCTGTAACGAAGGACTGTACCAGCGTATTTGCCAGGTTAAGGGCAACAACTGGAGTATTGAAGCCGAACAAAAGTGGAAGGACGATTTACTTAACGATACCGCCAGCCAAGAGGATGCACTAGAAGAGTATTTCTGTGTGCCTAAATCGGGTGGTGGTGCCTACATTAGCCGTGCCCTAATCGATAAGGCTATGGTGCAACCCGACGAAAGTGGACAGCCCACCGTTATCCACTATGCACAAAGCGCTGAGTGGAACCAGATGCGCCCTGACTTGCGCGCTGCTGATATTAAAGACTGGTGCAAAGAGGTATTACTGCCACAGCTGGAGAAGTTAAACCCAGAGCAGCGCCACTGCCTAGGGGAGGACTTTGCACGTTCTGGCGACTTAACGTGTTTATGGGTTGGTGCAATACAGCAAGACTTAAGCCTTCGTGTACCGCTTGTGGTGGAACTTAAAAACATTCCCTACAAGCAGCAGGAGCAAATTCTATTTTTCATCATCGACAGACTACCGCGCTTTATTGGCGCGCAATTGGATGCCACGGGTAACGGTGAATACTTGGCAGAGCAAGCAGTTGACCATTACGGCGCGGGGCTTATCGAGTCGGTCAAGATCACCGAAAACTGGTATCGAGAAAGCATGCCGCCTATGAAAGCCCATTTTGAGGACTTCACCATTATCCTACCGAGTGACGCTGACATCTTGGATGACCTGCGCTCGATTCAAATTAATAACCGGGGCGTGCCTCGCATACCTGATGCGAAAACCGATAGTAAAAAACAGCGACATGGCGACGGCGCTATTGCCTGCTGCATGATGGTTGCGGCCAGTAAAATGGAGGGCGGTGAAATTGACTACATGAGCCTACCTTCCAAAGCCGAAAGGCGAGACAACCGCAACAATGACGACAACTACTCAATCCAACAAAGTGGGTGTTATTGATGGAAACCTACGAACAAAACGGTACGCGCTTTCGTGTACGCGAACGCGGCCTTAAAACCAAACAAACCGACAATTCAGCACGCGTGGCGCAAATGCGGCGCGAGTTTGCTGAGCATCCTAGTTCTGGGCTAACGCCTGCCACGTTGGCGGTCATTCTTAAAAATGCTGAACATGGTAGCTTATTAGAACAATGCTATCTGGCTGAAGACATCGAAGAGAAAGACGGTCACATCCAGGCTGAAATATTCAAGCGTAAGATGGCGCTGACCGATATCGATTGGCAGATAGAGCCGCCTGTGAATGCTACCGCCCAGGAACAAAAGGATGCGGCTAACATAGAGCAAATGCTGAAAGATGTGGAAGACTGGCACAACATCATATTTGGTATGGGTGACGGCATTTTAAAAGGCTTTTCAAACATTGAGCATGAATGGGGCTTTTACAATAACTTCCGTATTCCTGAGGCATTCGTGCACCGCCCTGCTACGTGGTTCCAGTTACACCACGACGACCAGGACTGCATTGCTCTTCGTGACCAAACGGGTAAAGGCGAAAAACTACGCCCGCTTAACTGGCTGCAGCACCGCCATCCTGCAAAAAGTGGTTATGCCGCACGCATTGGCCTAATTCGTCAGCTGGCATGGCCGTTCATATTCAAAAACTATTCTGTACGCGACCTAGCCGAGTTTTTAGAGATTTACGGTATTCCTATTAAGTTGGGTAAATATCCAAGTGGTGCAACTGATACTGAAAAGAGCCGCTTGCTTCAAGCCGTACTCGGCATTGGTCACAACGCTGGGGGCATAATTCCCAAAGGCATGGAAATTGAATTTCACGAAGCAGCGAAAGGCGGCGGCAGCGACCCCTTCATGACCATGATGAGCTGGTGTGAGCGCATCCAATCTAAAGTCATTTTAGGTCAAACCCTCACATCACAGGTAGACAGCACGGGGAGCCAAGCGCTAGGCAATGTGCACAATGAAGTACGACAAGACATTCGCGACCATGACTTACGCCAAATTGCTAACACGCTAAATCGTGATCTTGTGTTGCCTATGCACGCGCTTAACAGCCTAAGCTACCGAGGCGACCCAAGACGTAAGCCGCGCATTATATTCGACACACAAGAGCCCGAAGACATTAG